GGTGCACCAGGAAACCCAGCTACGCCAGGTATACTTGTTGTTTTTGAAAATACAGGAACTTAAATGTTTTATTTTATTTATAATAATAAACCAGAATTTTGTATTTACAAAATTGCAGAAAACGAAAGCGATTTAAATTATTTAAACATACCTGTTGATCAATATTTGATAATTAACACATCGCAAGAAAATTTTAATTTAATAAAATCTAACACTAAAAGGATATTAAATTATAATGGTTCATCAGTAGAATTAGGTGATCAAAATTTAGCTTTTACTAGAAGTCAGCTGCAAAATTATATTAATGAATTAATAACTCATATAAATAATTTTTTACAAGCTCAACCCCAAAGCGGAAAATATACTCAATGGCTTAATTATCGTAATTATTTAATTAATTTAGATGTTAATGCAATTATTCCAACAGAAAACGGATTTTTAAATACTTCATTAGAAAAATATATTCAAAACACAGGAAATCCTTACTATTCAATTTTACAAATACCATAAAAAATGCTATTAAATTAGCATGTTTGATAAAGAAATAGAGTTTAGTAGTCACGAAGATTATTTGGAGTTAAAAGAAGAATTACCTATTCCAATAAAATTAAATATACCTGAATGGTATAAAAAATTAGAACACAATATTTTTAATGCAACTGTAAAAGGATGTATGCCTTTTTTAGACACCTTAACATCTGGATATTTATTAAAAATGCCACAAGATTTTTATGTAAGACACAACGTCGATAATAAAAATGAAAAAGGAGAGACAATTAAAGATTCTTATCAAACGTTTGGGCTTCATTTATTTCAACATCCGATGCATGAGAAATATATTAATTTAAATTCAGGGGTTGATGTTCATAGTCCTAATCAAGTGCAAGGATCACCTCATTTAAAAAAAAATAAAGATCTTCCTTTTTATAAAATATTAAATCCATGGAAAATTAAAACACCAACTGGGTATTCTTGTTTATTTGTGCCTCCATTAAACAATTCAGATGATAGATTTTCAATTATTCCTGGCATAGTAGATACTGATGCTTTCCCTAATGAAATTAATTTTCCAATTGTAATAAATGGTGATAAATACCCAATTTTAGAAACTTTAATAAAAAAAGGAACGCCTTATGTACAAATAATACCTTTTAAAAGAGATAATTGGAAAATGGTATTAAAATCAAGAAGACAAAAAGAAATACAAAATTCTAGGGTTTTTTATGGATTAAAACTTTTAAATATATATAAAGATAAATTTTGGAAGAAGAAATTATGGAAATAAAAAATTATATAAAAATATACGATGAAGTTTTACCATGGGAAGTTTTAACTAATTTAATACGTTTTGCAAATAGTTCAAAATTTGAACAAACTAAAGTAGGTGGTGGGAAAGACGGGAAAGTAGATTTTAATATTAGAAGAACTTATGCAATGGCTTTGTCTAATTCAAGTAACTCTTTAACAAAAGTTCATTGGTTTAATTTATTAGGACATTTTTTTGATAAAAGTTTAAAAAGTTTTCAAATAGATACTAAAATAATTGATTTTGGATATAAACAAATTTTTGATATAGAAATTTTAAAATATGAGAACACTGGGTTTTATACTTGGCATGTAGATCATTTTGCAGATATTCCAAGAACGATGAGTTGTATTTTACTTTTAAATAATGATTATGAAGGTGGAAATTTATGTTTTAGAAATCCGGATGGCTCAGGGGAGTGGCAAGTAGACGTTAAACCAAATAGAATGATTGTTTGGCCAAGTAATTTTTTATTCCCACATACAGTTAAACCAGTAACGAAAGGAACAAGGTATTCAGTAGTAGCATGGGCACTATAAGAGATTTTAAATATAAATTAATTAAAAATTTTTTAACTTTAGAAGAAATAAAATTATTAACGGACTATTGTAGAATAAAACATAGAATTAATAATAATTCTTTTGACTTTCATCAAAATAATAATGGAGATACTTATTTTTATGGAGATCCATTAATGGAATCTTTAATGGTAAATAAATTAAAAATTATGGAGAAAGAAAGTGGTTTACAATTACTTTGTACTTATGCTTTTTGGAGAATGTATACACTAAATGCAGATTTAAAAAAACATAAGGATAGACCTTCTTGTGAAATAAGTGTTACTGTTATGATAGGGTCTGATGGAACTCCATGGCCAATATATATGGGTGGAACAGAAATAAATATGGAGCCAGGAGATGCTGCAATATATTTAGGATGTGAAATAGAACATTGGAGAGAAGAATTTAAAGGTGATTGGCATGCACAAACTTTTTTACATTATGTAGATGTAAATGGTCCAAATAAAGAATGGTTTAAAGATAAAAGACATTTATATGGAACTGATAAAACACAATAATTTATCTGAATTTAAAGATGGGTTAGTTTTAAAAAAAATAATAGAAAGAGAAAGTTATTTAGTTATAGATGAGTTTGATGATTTAGACTTGATAGATATAATAGTGGAAAAAGCAAGGAGTCAAATAAATCAAAATTTAGAAAAAACTAACGTAAAAGCAAGTAGAACCGATTGGAAATGTTTAGTAAATGATGAATATTTTATTAGTTTTTTAAATAAAATTAAACCTACAATCCAAAAAATCTATACAGAAAATTTTATCATTACAGATGTTTGGGCTAATTTTTACAAAGAACCAAATAAAGATTTTTGTAATTTACATCACCATTCAGGCACTACCGCATTTTGTGGAATTTTATATTGCACAGATGGGCCTGGTCCTGGAACTTATTTTAAAGATTTTGATTTAAATATAAAAGAAAAAAAGGGAAGATTTATATTATTTGACCCTCTTTTGTTGCACGAAGTAAAACCCTATCCATACAACAATGAAAGAATTACAGTTGCTTGGAATTTTCATGAATTAAAAAAATGGAATCATTAAATGAATATATTAGGTATTAATTTAAGTCATAATTGTTCAATAGCGTTTTATAAAAATAATAATTTAATTAACCTTTTTGAAGAAGAAAGATTTAACAATAAAAAAAACTATGCTCCTAGTGTGGATGATTGTTTTTTAATTTCTTTAGATGAAAGATTAAATTTTAAACCTGATTTAGTATGTTATTCTTCTTTTGGAAGAACTGAAAAAAAAGATTTTAAAATAATTAAAAAAATTCAAAAACAACTTAATTATCCAAAGTATTACTTTAATGTAAATGATCATCATATTCATCATTGTTGTTCTAGTTTTTATTTTTCTAAATTTGATGAAGCAATGGCTATTGTAATAGATGGAGGTGGGGCCCATGATGACTATTTTTTTGGTTATCAAGAAATAGAATCTATTTTTTATATTTCAAAAAATAAAATTGTAAAAAAATATCAACATAAATCTAATAGAAGATTTTGTCTAGCAGACGATAAAGTTTATAATTATTCAACTTACGCAAAAAGTTTATGGGAGAATGGTGTTGAGTATCTATATTCCTCAGAATCTACTGGGGGTTATCTTTTTAGTTTAGCTTGTCGTAATATTGGGTTAAAAAGTGAGCCCGGAAAACTTATGGGATTAGCTTCTTATTCTAAGACAGATAAAAATTTTAATTTAGATAAAGAAAAAATTGAAATAGCTCAAAAAATACAAGAAATTTCTTTTGAAAGAACATGTTGGTTAATTGAAAAAGCTTTTAAATATAAAAAAATTAAAAATTTTGTTTTATCCGGTGGATATTTTCAAAACTGTAGTAACAATTTTAAATACATAAAGAAATATCCAGAATTTAATTTTTTTGTAGATCCAGTTCCAAATGATGCTGGAACTGCTTTAGGAGTTTGTTTTTATTATGAAAATTATTTATAAAATAGAAGAAGCATTAGAAATTTTATTAAATCAAAAAATTTTAATAATTTTTCAAAATGATTCTGAATGGGGACCAAGAGCTTTGGGAAACAGATCTACACTTTTTGATCCAAGAAATAAGGATGCTGTAAATATTGTAAACAACGCTAAAGGAAGGGAGATGTGGAGACCTTTAGCCGGGACTATTTTAGAAGAACAAGCCAAGGAGTGGTTTGACTTTTCTTATTTAGAAAACTCACCTTATATGAGTTATGCTGTTGAAGCTAAACAAAAAGCAATTGATGAAACACCTGCAATTGTTCATGTAGATAATACATGTAGAGTTCAAACGTTGAATAAAGATTTTAATAAAAATTATTATAATTTAATAAATGAATTTTTTAAAAAAACTAATGTACCATTGTTATTAAACACTTCTTTTAATCTTGCCGGTTATCCAATACCAGAAAAAATTGACAAAGCACTCGATATTTGTTATTCAAAAGATTGGGACATATATTTACCAAATGGAATTTAGACAGTATAAAAACGGTTCTTGTGATATAATTTTTTCTTGGAAAGAAAGAATTATTCTTTTAAAAAAAGGTAAGCTTCATTTAGCCCCAGAAGCGGTTAAACATTTTGGAAATCATTTAGTAAAAATAGTTGCAGACTGGCAGATTAATTTTAATAAAGATTTGGAACAACAACTTACAAAAGTCGACACAAAAATTAATACAAAATAAATGAAAGAAAATATTGTTTATCCTATTTTTCCAGAAGCAGTTGTATATGTCTCTCAAATAGATGTAGATAGAAACAAAATATTAGAATATGCTAAACAAACAGTTTTTGAGAAAGCAATTGATGGTGAAGGTTGTTACTTATCACATACACAAGTTTTTGATGATTTATATTTTATAAAAGACGCAGTAAAAGAACATGTAGAATTTTATATCAGAAAAATAATGCATTTAAAAATGGATTTTAAATTTTTAAATTCTTGGTTTTCAAAAACAGAACCAAAAGGATATTCAAAAGTTCACATGCATAACAATACTTTAATAAGTGGAGTTTATTATCCTGAAGCAAGTGAAGAATTTAGTATATCTTTTATAAAAAACTATGAAACTTTTTGGCATATAAACGTTGACGAAATTAATAATTTTAATGCTAAAACACACACATTAAAAATAAATAAAGAAAATATGTTAATATTATTCCCAAGTAATCTTAAACATAAAATTGACATTAATAATTCAAATCAAAATAGATATTCCGTAGCTTTTAATATAAATCCGAGTGGGTATATAGGTGCAAGAGACGGACGTGTGTTTTTTTAATGAAAACAATTTTTCATACTTCTTTTTGTGCGTCTACTTATCTTGCTGTTTCATTAAGTAAAAGTATAAAAACTTTTTGTGAACCAGATTGTAGTTATAGTTTAAATTCTACACTGGAGTTAAATAAGTCAGGGGATTTTTTAATAAAATTTCCAAGCAGTGTTTGTTTTTTAGCACCGCAGTTAAATTATAAGAATGTTTTTTTATATAGAAAACTTAAAAATCAATTACAAAAATACAAAAAAAATTATTTTTTTTTCAATCAACAATTAAACAATAATTATATTATTATGAAAAACAATTTACATAAAAAAACAAAAAATTTTATATACAGTAATGATTTTTTGTTGAATAGTGCTTTTTTGTGGGCAGATAGATTTAATTGGCTATTAGATTGTAAAGAAGTTTTATATTTAGAAACAAATGATTTACTACAAAACTACACAAAAAAATTAAATTTAATATGTAAATTTTATCAAATAGAATTTAAACCCATAAATGTTAATTTTCATGTAAAAAAATATAATTTAAATAATAAAAATGAATCTGTAAACATTGATTACTTAAAAGACTACAAAATTTATGATTCTTTGATAGGAGTAGAAAAATATGTCTATGATGAAAAAATAGAAGACATATCTAATATGATTACAAAAAAATTTCCAGACTTAGAAAAATTTATATGAAGATATTAATATTTGGACTACCAGGATCTGGCAAAACTACGTTTGCTAAAAAATTAGTGGAAAATAAAAAGATACCTCACTTTAATGCAGATGATATTAGAAAATTATTTGAAGATTGGGATTTTACAGATTTAGGTAGAAGACGGCAAGCTAACCGTATGATGACAATGTGTGATCTTGCAGTGAATCACGTAGTTGTAGACTTTGTTTGTCCATTTGAATCTTATAGATCTTTTTATGATATAAAAATTTGGATGAATACAATTGATAAAGGAAGATTTGAAGATACGAATAAAGTATTTGAGAAACCTAAAAAAGTAAATTTTGAAATAACTGATTTTAATTACGATAACATAATAAAGGAGATCCATGGATTACTCTAAACCCACAGCACAAATGCTAGGACGATGGCAACCATTTCACGATGGTCATCTAGCTTTATTTAAAGAGATATTAAAAAAGACAGGGCAAGTGCAAATCATGGTTAGAACAATGCCAAGATCAGAAAATAATCCATTTGAATTTGAAGAAATAAAAAAAAGAATTGAAGAAAAATTAAAAGATTACGTAGGTAAATTTGACGTTGTAAAAGTACCAAATATTACCAATATATGTTATGGTAGAGATGTTGGTTACAAGATTGAAGAGATTGTATTACCAAAAGAAATACAAGAAATATCTGCTACCAAAATAAGAAATGATAAAAATTATAGATAATTTTTTAGAAAAAGATTTATCAATATATTTAGAACAATATTTTTTAGAAATTCCACATAACTTTGGATGGACATCAAAAGGCCTAGGTGAAGGAATACCATTTTATCAAGCTAATTTAAATCCATATGATCCATTAATAAAGTTTTTATGTTTAAAAGTTCAACAACAAGTTGATCATAAACTAGGTTTTATAAGAGTTTATATAAATATACATTATTCAAATATGCCTGGAGATTTTCATGAAGATGATGGTGATACTACATTTGTGTTAATGACTTCAAAAACATTACAAAAAGGTTCCGGTCAATTTCAAATACAAATAAATAACAATGTAGAAAACATACAAAAAATTGATTTTATTCAAAATAGATTAATAATATTTCCAGCGCTTTGGAAACATCGAGGACTAGATCCAATTGAACATGCAACCCCTAGAGTAACCCTTGCTTTTAAAACTTCAAAAATTTAATGAATATTCTTGGATTACAATTTAGTCATGATTCATCAGCATCTGTTATAGAAAATAATGAAATTACATTTTATCAAGAAGAACAAATGTTTTCTGGAATTAAACGAGATAGTAATATCTACCATTTATTTAAAGAATTAAAAAATAAACATTTTGATACTATAGTTTTTACTCATTCAAAAATTAATTCAAATGAAATCATTGATTATATAAATTACATAAGTTTACAATGTAAAAATAATAATATTACATTTAATAAAATTGAACCTAATTTTGAACATCATTTACAACATGCTGCATGTGCTTTTTTTAATTCTAATTTTAAAAATGCTTATTGTTTAATTGTAGATGGTTCTGGAAATAATATTTATTTAAATGATCAAGACATAGGTTGTGAAATTGAATCAATTTATGAGTTTAGTAATAATTCTATTAAATTAATTTTTAAAATATGCCAAGGGATAGATGAAAAATATGCGGAAAATATTTATTCTGTAAATACATTAAGTTTAGGGCATTTATTTAGATTTGCATGTAATATAATAAAATCAAAAGAACCTGGTTCAGTTATGGCATTATCTTCTTATATTAAGAAGAATAAAATTAAAATATTTGATACCAATGGAATACTTTATAAAGTAAAGCAATTATTTTTATTAGACATATTAAAAGGTAATATTGATAAATTTAATTTTTCAAAAGCAATACAAGAAGAATGCACTCAACTTGTTAAAGATAAAATAGATTATATTTTAAATTTAAATCCAGATGCTAATATATGTTTATCCGGTGGTTTTTTTCAAAATTGTCAAATAAATTTTGATGTTTTAAAAAAACACAAAAAAACATTTGTAGATCCGTTAGCTAATGATGGTGGGACTTCTTTGGGAGCAGCTTTATTGGTGGCCTTTAAGAATAATATTAAGGTTAATCCATACACTAATTTATATTTAGGCAAGCAAGCAATTTATGACTTTAGTATTAATACTGTTAAAGAAAAAAACTGTTCTGTCGAAGAAGTATCAGAGTTACTCTATACAAACAATTTAGTTGCATTATTTCAAGGGAGAGCAGAAGCAGGTCCAAGAGCTTTAGGTAATAGATCTTTATTGTTTAATCCATGTAATTTTAAAGGAAAAGATTTAGTGAATATTTTTAAAAAAAGAGAATGGTATAGACCTTTTGCCGGAACAGTATTACATGAATATTGTCACGATTGGTTTGATTTGGGTGGGAAAGAAGAAATCCCTTATATGTCATATGCTACTAAAGTTTTACCTCAAAAACAAAATTTAATACCTGCAATCACACATGTGGATGGAACTTGCAGAATTCAAACTTTAAAAAAAACACAGAATATAAATTTTTATAATTTAATAAATAGTTTTTATAGTATTTCAAATGTCCCTATATTATTAAATACTTCTTTAAATTTAGCTGGTAAACCATTAACTAATACACTAGAACAATTATTAGACATTTTTAATAATTCTAATTTAAATTACATTTATCTACCTGAAATAAACAAATTGATAAGTAAATAGATATAAGGTATAATAATATATGCCTTTAAAAAAAATACCTTTACAACCAGGCTTTAATAAACAAGCAACGGCTTCTCAAGCTGAAGGCCAATGGATTGACTGAAAGATATTAATACTATATACATATAATTTTATGTTTTACATTTGGCACACGCTGCTCGTTTTATTATTTATAGCTTTTGCATTCTTTATGGGCTATAAACTAGGTAAAAGTAAACAAGAGAATAAGCAAGAGAATAAGCAAGAAAAAGGTTCTTGCCCCTTCTTTAATGATAAGAACTTTTCGTAGTAATTAACAAAAAGATGGGTATAATGCCATTTTATGCCTTTACAAAAAATACAATTTAAGCCTGGATTTAATAAACAACAGACTGCAACCGGAGCTGAAGGGCAATGGATTGATGGTGATAATATTAGATTTCGTTATGGAGAACCACAAAAAATAGGTGGTTGGCAACAATTAAATCAATACACATTAGCAGGACCTGTTAGAGATCAACATACTTGGACATCATTAGATGGTAAAAAATATGCAGCTTTAGGATCATCTAAATTATTAGTTATTTATTATGAAGGTTCTTTTTTTGATATTACACCTCTTGGTACGTTAATATCTGGGGCCACTTATACATCCACAACATCTTCTACAACTGTTACAATTAATTTAACCGCACATGGTTTAATTACAGGTGATTATATAATATTTACAAGTGTTACAACTCCAGGACCAACAACAACAAGTTTTACATCAGCAAGTTTTACAACAAATACATTTGAAGTAATTTCAACACCAACATCAAGTACTTTTACAATTAAGATGGCAAGTGCTGAAACTGGAACAGGTGTGACTGCAGGTGGAGCTTTATCAATGACTCCTTATGTTAGAATTGGTTCTATATCTCAAACTTCTGCTTATGGATGGGGAACTGGATTATTTGGTGGAGTAGTTATTCCAAGTGTAACAACTACATTAAATGGAGGTATAAATAATTCCGTCACAACTGTTACAGTTGTTTCAACCACAGGATTTCCAACTTCTGGAACAATAGATATTGATACTGAATTAATTACTTATACTGGAACAACTGCAACTACTTTTACAGGTTGTGGACGAGGTGCTAATGGTACAACTGCAGCTTCACATTTATCAGCTGCAACTGTAACTAATGCAACTTATTGGCAAGATTGGGGAGAAGAATCTTCTTCAACAACTGTTACTTTAACTCCTGGTTCCTGGTCGCTCGATAACTTTGGCCAGATACTCGTTGCTACAGTCAAAAATGGAAAAACTTATACTTGGGATCCATCTGCAGCTTCTAGACTTTCTACAAGAGCAGCCGTTGTAAGTGGAGCACCTACAAAATCTATTATGACCCTTGTATCAGATCGAGATAGACATTTATTTGCATTTGGAACAGAAGCAAGTATTGGAGATACTACAACCTTTGATCCAATGCTTATAAGATTTTCAAACCAAGAAGATATCAATACTTGGACTCCAAAAGTGACTAATACTGCAGGTACCTTTAGACTAGATACCGGAAATACAATCATAGGAGCTATTCAAGGAAAAGATTATGTTTTTGTATTAACAGATCAATCCGCTTATATTATTCAATTTGTAGGTCCACCATTTACATTCTCTGTTAGACAAGTTGCAACAAGTTGTGGATGTATAGGTCAACAGGCAATGATATATGCACAAGGAGCTGTGTTCTGGATGGGATTTGGAGGAGGTTTTTTTGTATTTGATGGTACGGTTAAACAGATTCCCTCTCTTGTAGAAAATTTTGTATTTACAACAACAGGAGATAATTTAGGAATTAATTATGATGCAGGACAACTTACTTATGCATATAATAATGCATTATATAATGAAGTGGGTTGGTACTATACATCTGCAACAGCGACACAAATAGATAGAAATGTTGTTTATAACTATGTAGAAAATACTTGGGCGGTTGGAAGTTTATCTAGAACAACTCAAATAGATACCTCTACTTATTCTTTACCTTATGCAACAGAATTTAATGCAACAGGTACTCCAACATTTCCAACCATTAATGGTGTAACCAATGCTGTTGGTTCTTCTAAATACTGGGCACATGAAACAGGGTTTAATGAAGTAGATACTGATGGAGTTTCAACTGCAATAGCTGCTTATATTAAATCAGGAGATTATGATATATCTGAACAAGGTTTAGGTGGAGATGGTCAATTAATTATGAGAGTTAAACGTTTTATACCTGATTTTAAAGATCTAGAAGGAGATGCAATAGTTACTTTATTCTTTAGAGATTATCCGGCAGATTCTGATTCAACGCCTTCAACAACACCGCCTTCTATTACAGGTCCCTTTACTATTACCTCATCTACTGATAAAGTAGACACTAGAGTTAGAGGAAGACAGGTAAGTTTAAAAATAGCAAATGATGCAGTAGATAGTACTTGGAGATATGGAACTTTAAGACTAGATATTGAAGCAGCAGGTAAAAGATAATGGCAAAAATTACAGCATACATACCAGAACCATCTCAAGAATATAATGCGGATAATCAAAGACAGATATTAGAAGCAGTTAATACAATTAAAAATCAATTAAACTTTGGATTTCAAAAAGATCTAAAAGATGAGATAGAAGTTTTTAGTTGGTTTCTATTTAGTGGACCTAAAGACTAATGGCTATCAATTATAAAAATCAAGGGTACGATTTAACA